GTAGTTCGGTTAAATTGATGCTTGGCTTCCTTCATATTTGTCTTGAGATATTCCTTCTTTTCTTCACCATCTAAAACTCGATTATCAACTGTGATTTCCACATACCTATATGCACAGACATTTCCAACAATGATTTCTCTTTTTGATTCTTCATCGAGAAGAACACAATTTTCAACAATCGGTCTTTTTCCACACAAAGAACAAGTATCTCGATGGCCGTAGATTGACTTAGAATATTTCCAATCTTTTTTGAAATCGTTGTAAGGTCTGATTGTTCCATTATCTGCAACAATTCTTGATACCTTAGCAAGACTTTTTATTTGTCTTTTTTCAAGGCCACTAGCACCTTCTGCTAGTGCTGAATATAGTTCATCCGGCATATCCCCCTTAGCCTGTTTACGAATCCATCTACGGGCTTGCCTCACAACTATCGCATCTTCGACCATGAACAATCAGGATTAGCCCACCATTATGAAAGAATCACATGGCTGGCGTGGATAGAAAATACAATTTTGATATCAAAAACCATTGATATTGCCTAAACATTGATAAGGGGAATGCCCCCCTTGCTCATTACATGAGCAAGACGCAAGAGACACAAACATCATGGGAATCCGTTTTAGTGGATGGATATAAAATGCCTATCATTTTCTATAATCCTGAGAATATGTCAGCACCTTACACAACAAAGAATGTTGCAGAAAGTGTGTTTCAAACATTAACAACAGAAGGTGTTAGTAAAATCGCATTGAACAAGTTCAGAATATCAATTGTATGTGCAAGTAAAACTACATATGACGAATGGGGTGTAGGTAAAGAAGCATATGTTCAAGAGACAGATTCAGATGCAAATGGATTTGCTACGGCTATCAATGTTCACGTTTATTTCGATGGCTCAGTTAAATCAGTTATAGCCCTAGCACATGAGTTAGTTCACGTTGCTCAATATGCTTCTAAGAGATTGAAGTCTGTATGGAACTTCAACAAATCAGATTGGGTTTACTCATTCAAATTATCTGAAACTAATCAAATCCAAAAAGGAACACAATCTGCAATCGCATACAATGAAAGAGTTTGGGAATGGGAAGCATTCGCAAAGCAAACATACATTGCTTCTGACATTTACACAGCAATCACAGGATATGGTCTTAGCGGCCACGAATCAAGAAACAGTTCTAACGCTTCTAGGAGAATAACTTCTCTCAGAATAGCGGCTGAATGGGGATGGAATGACCTGCCTTTGAAAATAGTTTGTGCAGTTGGAGATGCAAGAGTTTGCCGAGCATAAACGTGTTGAGGCCAACATCAAAGTTTTACTGAATATGTCGCTTCAACCAATTCGGAGTTTCACCGATTGAACCACGAAACCAATGTGGTAAAAGTCGAGCATTCATTCTAGCAAATCTAGCCCATGAACCATCCAAGATAAACAAGTCTCCTTTGTCAGTTGGACTTCTGATTATTCGGCCAGCACCCTGCACTAATTTCAGACCTGTTTGGAGTTGATACCAAGCCTTGCAGGGGGCAGGGCAATTGAATGACCCGCACATACCGTTAGAATACTTTGTAGGCGGCTCGTAAGGGCAATCAAGAGTTCCTTCATACTTACTCCGCCAAGCGTGTTCATCTTCCTGTAATCGTTGCTCTATCACAGCATCTCCTTTGATTGGTAAATATGGAACTTTACAGATGACCAACCATTCTGCTAACTTGCCTTTGAAATCAAATCCTTGACCAACATATGTGCTAATCAAAACTAAACTTTTATCTTCGCTAGAAAAGAAATGTTTCAATGCAACATCTCTTGCTCTTGGATTAGAATCGTGAGTAATTATTCTATCACCATATCCGAGTTCTTTCAAACCATTGACAATCGCATTTCTGATGAAATGACTATGTGGTAAAACAACCCCTCTTCTCTCAGGATATCTATCCATAATTCCAGCAATTGCTTTGACCTGTTTCAGAACAGATTTATCTCTCTTTGAATATGACATCGAACCACATGGGGCATAATGTATTTTGAAGTTCTCAGGGGGGAATGGAGACTTGGTAATATTGACATAAAGATTCTTTTGATTTTCTAATCCAAGACCTGAAAGAAAAGTATCAACATCGAGAATTGTTGCTGAAAGAAAGATTCGTTTTTTGGAGACACGTTCTAGCATTTCTGATGCTAACCTGTTGACACGAACAGGTCTTATTTTCAGATACCTTCCGTTCCGGTCAGATTCATTTTCGACAACAACTCGATTTGGTTCTTTCAGTAGTTCAAGAAGTGTCGTAGTTTTACCCAATAATTTTCGATATCTTTCTGTTGCTTTCTCATCTTCATTTTGTTCAGATATTTCTATTCCAACCTGTGCCGCTTTGTGTAATTCTGTAATCGCTGGAATCCAATCTGCCGCATGATAATGCATTGGAAAATTAGTTGTTGAGCCATGAGCCAACGCCCAATCTCCAAGAGTAATTCTTGTTTCAAATAATCCTAGAAGAAATGATTCCATATCATGTGCTTCATCAACAATTGTAAATTCTCTTTGACCAAAGTTTTTGTCTCCTTGAATCAATCTGAAAAGATATGCTGGATTCGATAAAACTAATCTTGAATTTGCAGCCTCAAATTTCTGTTCATAATACGGGCATGGGTCATCCTCTTTTGTATGAGGGCATGAACGCTTTGCACCATAACAGGGTGCTGAATCTGCTGTGCCTTCCCTGACCCAACATGGAAAATTATTTCTTCCTTTTATTTCTTTCAAAGATGAACCATAATCTCTCTTGTATTGTTCAGTCAATCCGAGACTTGGTGCGAGTAGATATGCAGATTGAAACCACTTCTGTAAAGTCATAGCAATTGCTGACTTCCCAATACCTGTTGGTGCTTGAACAATTATGTTATCAAAATCATCATTATCCAAAGCCCATTTGATTACAGATAATGCTTCGGCCTGATATGTTCTTGGAGAAGGCATTGGAAAGTCAGGTTGAATATCTTCCCAAAGGTCAGGAAGTCTGTTTTTTGAGGGAATGTTGATTTTGACTACGGCCATGACAACTGATTTTACCCCCACCGATATGAATGCAAGCATTCTAAGGGCTTCTTTTCGTCAACAGGTCAAATCATACCACCCGAAAAAAAGACGGGCTTAAAACACCACTATTTTGATATTCGTAATAGTCAGATTTGTAATCAAATACTTTGACCTGCTGCAAATCTGATAGATGTAATGAAATCAGGGGCTTGTCGGCCAACTGTCAAAGTCATCTCACAACCATCCGTAGTCATGTTCCAAGTTACATCGAAAACCATTTGTTTTCCAGCAAGTCCACCTTCAATAGATTTGAACTCAATTATATCACCAGCAATTATGTCTAATCTGTTTGGGATTGCTTCGACAATCCATCTTGATTTATCTATACCCTGTTGATTTAGAATCTGACGTGCAAATAACCTTGCAGATACTTCGTCAGCAACCATAGATTCTTGGAACAATCTTTGGATTGGTGATGTTGGTAAAGTTTCAGGTTCAGTTACTAAAATATCTAAATCAGTATTCTGAACTGAGACAACATTAATCAAATCAGAATCATCCTCTTCTCTAACTATCGCAGTTGGTATGATATCCAAAGGTGCAGTAGTTCTTGGTAATCGGCCAGCGATATACGGAACGTGAGTTGTGTCATCGAGAGATGGAAGCCTGTTGAACTCAACACGTCTTTCTGAAAGGCTGGAAGATAATCTGAAAAGATTTGGAGTTGAATTAATCAAAGATAATACTGATTGCATTCCTGATAATCTAGTCTTACCTTTCAGATTCAAATTACTTGGAATGATTACTCTTGTTTCGCCCATCATTTTTTCAAGACTTGTTAGTAAACTGTATGAACTTCCTGATACAATTTCTTTGAGAACAGAAGCACCATCTGAACGTGTTGATATAGACAATGGATTTGTCAACATAATTTCATTTGTCAATAGTCCTAATGTATCGTAAGCAAGAACTGAATATGTAGAATTAGAAGTTTCTATATCTGCTACGATTCCGCAGAATACAAATGGTTTTGAAACACTTCCTGAAACCCATTTATTCGGAGTTGCTTTGACAGTTAATCTATCGCCTCTTGAAATTGTAAATGCTCTTTTTCCTCTTACGTTAGATAGAACAATTTGACAACTAGATGAAGCATTTAGTTTGTGTTTAACTTTGATGCTGATTACGCCCGTTACAGACACGTTTTCCCACGCTTCTGACGTTGGGTTGTAATGTTGCACTATCAAGTCAAAGAAGTCGCTCATATAGCCTCTAACGGGCAAACGTGGTTCAATAGAATATCTATCGGATTTGAAAATAAAAAAAAGGGAGTCGCCCGAAGGCGACCCCCGATTTTGTTAGGTGTTTCAGATGGACTTAATTTTCGTTATAGAAACGAACTTTGACGATGACCGAATCTCGTCTGCTATCCCATCCACAGATTCTTACTGTTAAACCCCTTTTGTCAGCCAATACGGGTGCAGAATCAAAGTCATCAGAAATCAGTTTATCAACGTGTAATCTTAATGTGTAAGGACTTAGGATGTGAGTATAAACAATACCTGATGGATTTTCACCATCGTATGTTGGATTGTCGTAGCCACCTTTGAAAGCATTTGTTACAATTTCTTCTCTATCGAAGGTAACACCCGCAAATCCAGCCGAATAATGTTCATTCAATACGATATATCCAACCCCCCTATCTTGGATAATTGAATCATAATTATCCGTATTCATTAGTGTATTTTCGTCATTTATTTTATTCCATATAGTCATTTTTTTCATCTCCTTTTTTCATTTCATTCATTTACTTATTCAATACTCAAAAGTTACTTGTTCTCCATTGTACCAATAGTTTCCATTTGCATCTTCATAGCATCCATTTATTCCTGTTGTTGTCATATTTTTCATCTCCGTTGCGTGTTTTCGCAATCAATCCGAGGGGGCATCAGTATATCAATATAACTTATCTGACTATTCTTATAGAATATCAGGCAAACTTTTCTGTAAATGTTTTGACATTACTTGCACAAGAGATAATTGCTTCACGAAATATTTTACTGAAATCTCTCTTATCACTTTCATCATATCGAAGAATTACGTTTGGGGCTGATGTTGAAAATCCCCCTTCTTCTGTTATTTCTTTCAATGTTTGATTTTGTTGAGATGATGCGTTAAGTAATTCTGCAAATGCTGCATTTCCTATATCTTCAACAGAAGGTATCGGCAAATCACCAATAGTTTTACCCGCTTCTGCAAGTTTCTCAGCAGTAAGTTGTAAGGTATATTGAATGTGATATTTCATCACATCTAATTTTATTTTGTCATACATATCATCGTCTATCCGGTCTGTTCCCATGCTAATACCTTTTTTCTCCCACCGTTATCAATGAATCGTTTTATCAAGATGCTATTTGGAAGGTTGCTGAGTATGGGGTTTCACCGTGTCGGCCACCTTCTCTTTCATAATCGAAATCAACCATTCTTCCTGTGAATCTTTGAACCGAAGATTGACCCGCCCAATTGGTAGTTTCCCATTCAATAAACAATAATGTTCCAGCAGAAATGTATGTCTCCATCTGTAAGATATCAGTTGTTGCTGTTGCCTTCAAGAATGAACCTGTTAGAGTAAATGTTTCATCTCTAGTACCCATATCTGTAACGTCAGGATATTCAGAATCTAAGACTGAAACCGAAGTTATATTTGCACTTCTTTTTGCAGTAAAACCACTTGGTCTTGTGTTCAAATTAGCAAACAAATCTATTGCTGTATTTATTGGTAAAACTTTGACAACAACAGTTGATGTTGATGAAGTATTTACAGGACTTTGATTATCTTTGACTTGAAGTGTTGCTGCATATTCACCAGCAGTAGAATAAGTAACTTGTAATGTTGAACCTGTCTGAGTTATATCACTTGCACCACTTACCCCACTATTGAAAATATATGATGTAATATCAATTCCTGATGTTGTAGAAACTAAGTAAGAACTCGATGCATCGAGAGTAATATCTTGACCTGCATAAATTAGTGCTGGACTTGCTCTAAGAACAGCAACAGGAAGTCCTTCTGCAACTACTACTGAGATAGCCGTTGAAGCAGCAGATTCATTGCCCTTATCGTCTTTGGCATATGCCTTTGCAGACTTCGTACCTGCACCCGTATATACATGAGAAACATCGTAAGTTGTTGATGTCAAAGTTTGGTCTGCAACATCTATCCATCCACTTTCAGAACCATCTCCAAAATCTATTTTTACAGATGAGACTTTTCTATCTGAATCAGTAGTCGAAGCAGTAATTCTGAAAGAAACAATATTTCCTATTTTTGTGTTTATTGGTGGGGTTGTATCTCCATTGAATGTGTTGCCTGTGCAAACCAATTCCGCAGTAGGTTTGATATCATAATTAATTGACCAATTTCTGACAATCGGAATCTTGTTCCAATCAATCGGATGATATTCAGTTTGAGTATTATCAGGAATGTAAAAATTGAATCTGATTACGAAACCATCAGTCAATGCTGTTGCTGGAAGGTTTGACAAATCCACAGTTCCGAATCCACCTAAGATGTTGAGGTCAACATTATCATATCCTGAAATCACAGTCGAAGCCTCAATCTCAATTCCATTTTGTGTTGATGTTGGTGGCTCAAGCAAAGTTGCTGTGATATTCATCCCTTTACTCGTATCTACATTGTTGACTTCAACATCTAAAGAATTGTATCTTGCCACGTTTGTGATTTGTTGTTTCATTGAATCAACTGTAAATGGTAACATTGGTTTTGTTGGAATCTGACGGAGAATGATTTCGTCAATTTGTAAATCTGCTTGACTGACGTTCAAATTTGGTCTTGTTGGTGCTACTAATTCACCCGCATTATTATTAATAGCAATAGGGGTTAATACAGGATTCATCAATCCCATAGAATCTCCAATTTTTATTGTCATTCCCCATACTGCATTTGCTGAATTAGTATCTGTTCCAACTGTTGTTCCATCAAGGATGTAAGTCATTCCAGCCTCAGTAAAAACTGTCCTGATTGTGTGCATTCCTTCTGACATGGTTCTAGGTGTTCCGTAGCCGTAAAGATTTCCTAAACTTCCCCAACCATTATTACCACCAATTGCTGTTCCTTTAGCACCACTTGGTCGTATTGCTGGGTTTGCTGATGGGTCAACAGGGAATAGATTATCATCACTATTAATCCACTTATTTGTGAACCATTCTGTATCTGTTCCCCAAGCCCAAATTGTCGGCCTATTCACAGCATAAGATGAATTACTATCTGCTTGACCAAACAGATTAACTTTGGTTGCTATCGGATGAGTTTGAATACCCAATCCATCCCATATTGAATAGAAGCCATGACCTTGAAGGAAATTGTTTGTTCCACCGTGAGTTAGCATCGAATGTCGGCCTGTTTTTCCAAACGTAACTCCATTGTCAAACTCAATCAAAAGAAGCCTATCTTTTTGAATCGGAATAAAAGCCTTCATTTCCATGTCTAACCATATTGGAGAACAACCCATTTCTGATAGTCCAATCTTTGTTGATTCTGCACCCGATGCTAGTGTATTAGTTCCAGCAGAAACGCCCCAACCATTTAGACCAGCATCAGCGTATAATGAAGGAGAATAACCTGCTCTTGTTCCAACTCTCTCATGTGCTGGGAATGGTCTATTTCTTCCATAAGCCCAACCGTCAGGTTTTGTTACATCCCAACCATGCCTTCCCGTCAATCCATCTATGAAAGACCAAAAGGGTATATTGACACCCCTGAACCCCCATCGAGATGTAGGCAGACCATCAAGTGTAGAAGCAGTATCAGTCCAATCCCAATCTTTTGTGTAGGTAGTCGGAGTTGTTGCTGTCGAAGAATAATATACTGATGCTAAATCCCATCCTATCGGTGGTGGTATTCTTAGAACTCCACCACCCACACTTGAAGTAGTTGGAGAAGCAAGAAAAATAGAATCTCCTTCATCTCTAATTGATATACTTCTTGGAGTTTGAGTTGTGCCTAAAACATATGCTCCATCAGCATTTTTTTGTTGGGGAGAAAATTGAGTTGGCCTACTTGGATATGTTGAATCTGTTGAACCACCCTTGGGGCAATTTGAGTCGGGCTGAGACATACCAATCGGCCACATTCCTGTCTGTGGAATGCGTGTTGTTTTCTGCCAAGATTCATCGAAGCCATAGAGATTTGCTGGTGTGGTTTGTGAACCATTAGGAAGTTCAGCACCATGTAATCTTCCTTGACAGACATAGCCCGTTGTTTCATATGTGGATTTTCCTGAACCACCGAATACACCCAAGCCAATTCTAACGTCAATCATTTGATATGTTTTAGTTCCTGAAATACCATCTATTGTTCCTGTTGTAACTTGTGAAATCTTATCCATAATCCACCAGCCATTATGGTCAATGTCATTTCCATTGTTTGTTGACGAATCACCCCCTGTCGCAGTATCTACTTCTGCATTCCATCTTGCATTGCTAGTATTCGCTGTGCCTAATGTTCCACCTAACCCTGAGATGTAAATAGGCATTCCATGACCGCCTCTAAAATTAATTGTTGCTGATGCTGCTGTAATGTAGATTCTGAGGATTCCAGCAGATGTTTTTTGAACAGCAAATATTTCTGCTCTTTTGGGATTTGGTCTGACCAAATATTGTCTTGGCTGAATTAATTTATCAATCACAGCACCACCACCTGTTAGTGGTTGGTCATCTTCAATTAATGGAAACATAACGTGTTCCATTTCATTAGAAGAAATATCGAAATTATTTCCCTGTGATGCTGGTGAAACAATCCCTTGAACAAAGTCGAACATTGGATAAATCTGAGCATCACAATCATCTGCTACGGGTTGAGAATTACCATAACCATTTTTCCCATCCCAAACAGCGTAAAGTGTTTGAGAATTAACACCACCAATTGTTCTATCTGCATCATAGATATATGGGATTATAGTGCCACCATCATTTAGTGTGTAAGTTCCATCTTTTAGAAAACAAGCAAGAGCCATTCTCATTCTATATTTTGGATTCAAAGCAGCAGCAGAATCAGGAGAAGTATCTGCATTTGCATATCCAACTTGTTCATAATATTGACCACTACCTGAGTTTGCACGAATTGTATGATTGACACTATCTGCTGAAACAGTTGCTTGTCGTTGCATAGACCAAGCACCAATAGCACCCGTTTTGTGGTCGCCTGAATATCCAACTTCTTTGTATCTGATTCCAGCAGTATTTGGGTCAGAATTATATCTTGTTATTGTGTTTGCTTTGTAACCTGTAAACCCTGAAACACCAGCCCTTCTTGGATATGAAAAACCAACTTCTGCATTTGCTATTCTTTTGTCAAATTGATTATTATCTAACATCATAGGCATGAAAACCGTTGCTCTAACTTTGTGTTGATTTCCATACAATGCTGATGCTTTATTTAGACCACTAGAACTCAATCTTGGGTCAGCATTCATCAAAGGATTTGCTGATGCACTTGCTACCGTTCTTCCCGTCAAACCATGTGGCAAAAATGCTGGTTTTGTTGCATCTTTACTTGTTGCCCCAATATGTCTGTAAGTGTCTAACATTTCAGCAAACTCTTGAACGGTCATAAACACCATAGTTGGGCTTGAAGATAATCCCGAAGAATGAGATGCACCTGCATTCTCAACAACTAGCCCACTTGAATATCCGTAAATGTCATCTGTTGATGCAGAAGGAGATGTTGGGGCTATCAGCATAAAGTTGTAAGAAGTTCCATTGTAGTTGACTTCTGCAAGTGGTGTATGTGTTCCTGAACCTGAGATTGTCAGGGTGTAAGTTCCTGACATTGTAGAGCCATCATCATCAATGACTTCGACTCTTACACCAGCAGTATTTGACTCATCATTTAGACCACCTTCATCTTCGGGTGTTTTGTTTCCAAAATTAGTTCGATAAAGCACAGGGTCAACTGAGATACCACCGACTCCATCATTCTTGATATAGACGGGAAACCATCTTTGTAATTCCACTAATCCGTTACCCATTCTTGAGAATGTTTTTGTAATATCTTGTTTGATTGAAGCCATTAGAATATCCCCCTTGCCCCTCTATATGATTGCTTGACGATTTTAGGCATTTCTTGACTAATTATAGACCGAACATCACCTGCTGTCATACTTCCCCCGCCATTGATAGTTATACTGTCAAAATTGAGGGTTAATCCACTATTCGATTGAGAACCCGTATTCATGCCTGATTTCTTACTTATTGACATATCATATTGGTCTAGTGGAACAAGTGCTTCTCGACCTGATTCACCAAAGACACCTGCTGTTCGTGTGTTGGCGATTCCGCCTCGATGGAACTCAGGAACTATGCCTTCGTCTTGTAATGCCCCAATTGTTCCTAATCCTGTTCCACCAATCGTACCTGCTGCGACACCGAATGGAGTTATGGTCATAGAACCTGCTGCTGCACCACCTGCTGCACCTGTGATTGCACCCGTTAATACTCTTCCAATCATACTTCCTGAAAGATAGTCAATCAAGACAATAAGTCCTTCTAAAATTAAGAATACAGGTGTCAACATTAGTCCTAATATTCTCATAGCAGAAGCGAATGCTTTGATGAAAGGAACTGCTACTTCAAATGTCATCATCAAATTATCTACTAAATCAGGTAGTTCTGCAATCAAAGGTAAAATATCAGTCTGAATTACATCTCTCAAAGAAGTCCATTGGTCAGTATTTTCTCGTAGTGTTTCTGATACTCGGATTAGTGAGTTCGCAATCTTACCATCATTAGCATCTGCAAGACCAATTAATTCAGCAAATAATCCACCAACTACAATCCTTGTTTCTTCAAAAGATGAAGCAACAACTTTCAGTTGGAAATCGGAAGTTGTTTTCATAGATTGTAGATATCTTTGAGCCGCCCCTTCTGCATTATTTGTAACTTCAATTAAGTCTAAGAATCCTTGACGCTGACCCTGTAAAGCCATGATAGCAGTACCACCACGAACTGAGAATATTTCCAGCACTTCTGCTGTGGTTGCACCAGCCGCCTCTAACTGATTAATTACATCAACTAAAGATGTCAAACCCATAGTCTGAGATTGCACGATATCTTTGTTTGCTGAAAATTGTTTTTCCTGTTCTTTCAGGCTATCTGTAAACTTCTTATTTTCTCTTTGAGCAATCCTTTGTTCAAGTGCGACTGATGCTTGTTCAACACCCAACATTTTGTTAGCCATTTCTAATCTTTCAATTCTTTTTATTTCAGTCTCAGTTAAATCTCTTCCTTGACGTTCAGCCCTTGCTCTAATCTGCATTATTGCGAGAGAATTAGATTGTTGTTCAATTGACAAATCTTCTAATTTTCCATTTAGAATATCAAGTGCAAATGATGTTCTTTCAACATCAACTTTAGTCTGAACAATCGTTGCTGAAACTGCTCTTAATGCTGCATCGGCTGATTGACCAGCAGGGGTCAAAGTTAGGAAGTTCAATCCGAGTCTATCCATAACTCTTCTAGCATCATCTGTTGGACTCAACAACTTGTTAATTGACATTCTCAATCCTGTTCCAGCGATAGTTCCCTGTAATCCCGCATCCCCTAATGCCCCAACTGCCGCCGCCATTTCCTCAATAGAAAGTCCAGCCGCACTTGCTGTTGGGGCAAGAAACTTCATTGACATTCCAAGAGATTGTAAGTCTGTAAATGATGATGTCATAGTAGCAACAAAAACATCCATTACTCTATCCATTTCTGAAATCTCAAGACCCATACCTTTCACAGAAGAAATTACAATCCCAGCCGCAGTTTCAACATCAACTCCACCAACTACTGAGAAGCCAACAAGACTCTTGATTGCACCTTCTGTTGAAGTTCCCAATTCATCCATACTAAGACCTGCTAGAGCAAGCACGTTACCTGCCTGTGCTACCTGTGTAGCAGTAGCAGAAGATTGCTTTGCTATGTCTCTTATTACAGTCTCAAGACCATCCATATTTTCATTGAGTTCTCCTGTGATTTCACTTGTTTCACCAAGAGTTGCACCCATCCTTGTCATAGCAACTTCAAACTCTAAAAATGTTCCAACTGATTTCTTGATAAACATCCCTGTGATTGCCGCACCCAATGTTACTGCCGCAACCCCTGCGACTGCCATAGATTTACCCATTGATTTTAATGAACTTGATATTGTGTTACCTGCCGCTTCGGTTGAACCTGCCGCCGCCGCCATAGCCGCTTGTAGTTGCTTTGAATTACCCTCAATAACTACTGACATTTTTACATCTTTAGCCATCTATTCACCTACCTTTTTGTCTCTCGTATTGTCGCCTGACCTTTTCTGCAAAGGCCGACCAAAGAAACATAGAATCTCTTGGGTCTAATTGTCGCCACTCTTGAGGGGTTATTCCGGTTTCGGTCAATATATGAAAAAGAAACTGTCCTTCGTCTGTTTTGGAGTAATCTATTACT